ATAGAAGTTCTTACAGAGATATTCCAAACTTGTTACCAAGAGGATAGTAAAACAAGGGAATTAGTAGAAGAGAAGTTATCTAAATTAAAGGATAAAAAATAAGATGAAGGAAATAACTGTTAAAAAAGAATCAAGCAGGATATGGGGGAAAGTTAGAAAAGGTAATTTGTTTTTGGAGAGGGCATTAAAAGAGTTAGGGAAGACTACTAAAAGGGTTCAGACATTATTATCTAAATTAAGTAGTAAAGAGTAGCTATGAAGAACAAGGCGACAAAAGGAAAGGAGATGGTTCAGTTTACAATAGGTATGTTGCCTGTATCGGAGAATAATGCCATAGCAAGCTCTAGGAGGGGTGGTTACAAGACCAAGCAGTACAAAGAGTGGGAGGAGTTTGTTCTTTTAACAGTAAAGGAGAAGTGTATTAAGTGTAGTGAGTGGTATGAGTGCGAGGTGGTATTTTACTTTCCCTTATACTTTAAGAATGGGAAGGTAAGGAAGAAGGATGCTCACAACATGATTAAGTATGCCATAGACACAGTACTCAATAACAAGGTGATAGACAGTAAGGGGGAGAGGATAGATGACAGCAGAATACTTGGGGGAGGTTGGACAAGTGTAGATAGTGAAGAAGAGAGGGTAGAGATAACTTTTTATACAGTAGGAGAATGTTCTTAGAAGAAAAGAGATGTGCAAGGTGTGGAAAGAGTGAGGAGTATGTAAACCTTGAACGACACCATGTGGTTAAAAGAAGCACAGGGGGAACAGATGAAGATACAATTTACCTGTGCCGAGAATGCCATAACTGGGCTGAGCACAATATAGATGAAGCAGAGAAATTGGGAATACATAAAAGAGTATATAAATTAAATAAGCAAAACAATGGAAAATTTTGAGACAACAGAACCAACGAGTGAGGGTATGGGGGAGAATGAACTCACCTTAGAGGAATTAAGTTTTGTCCACAGGGCAATACAGCACGAGTTTTTAGAAATCTGTATACCACCCATGAACAAGGAAACCTTCTCCCTAGCCTCTTCGGCGAGCAGGAAAGTACTTAATTTGATGAAAGAACAATATGATAAACAACGAAATACTAATGAGTGATATAGACCAGATTAAAGAGTCTATAGACAAAATGGATGTGGTGTCTAAAATCCTTAAGATTAAAAAGTATGTGGAAGACACCCCAGTTGGGGATTGGCAAATGGACAGAATTACAGACTATATGTTGCTTCTCTGTTCCCTTATGTACAACCTAAGCGACCTCAAGGACTACGCCTATATAAAAGCAGAGGCACTGAGTGAGGAATACAAAGACTCGGTACGAAAGGAATATATTTCTCTTAAGGAGAAAGGAGAGAAAGTAACAGACACTATGGCTAGGGCATTGGCAGAGGACAGGGCAGAGTATATAAGGGAAAAGGAATTAAAGGCAGAGTACCAAGCAAGGCAACTTAAAAGTTTGTACGACGATTCAAATCGCCTTATATCCTACACACAGACTAAGGTGAAATCAGTAGCAGACAATGAAATAAGGTCTAAAATAGAGAGGAGATAGTCTCTCTATGCGATTGTCTTGGCTACACAATAGCGAGGGCTTTCGCACAGGGAAATTATTAGATTAGATAAATTAAGCAATCAAAAAACGATGGAGGGACTAGAACCAATGGTGAGGATGTATCTTAATCAGGTACCAGTAATAAAGATAGCAGAGCATTTCGGGGTTAGTAGGGAGACTGTATATTCTCGCCTAAGGACAATACCAAACTACGAGGAGGTTTACCTTTCACTGAGGAATGCAAAAAAGGGGAACAAGATTAAAAAGCACAGTCAGAGGTTGCCCGAAATAAACAAACTGGCAGAACAAGGGGTGGGCATGGTAGGTATATCAAAAAAATTAAACATTCCCTACTACACTGTAAAGGCTCTTTTAAGAGGGACTAAGTACGATTCTACTCACAAGGCGAAAGAGTTCAGGGATAGGAATATCTACTCTCTATACAGGAGGGGCATGACGCAGACTCAACTTGCTAAAAAGTACAACCTTGCACAGAGTTCTATTTCAGACAGGATTAAAAAATGGGAAACTTCTCACAAGACCTCAAAACAGGTGAAAAGGCAGAAAACTTCCTCATAAAAGAACTGGAGGCAGAATTACCTGGGCTAAAATCCACACAGGGCAATTTCCCCGATTATGACCTAATCTCAGATAGTGGCTACACAATAGAAGTAAAGTTTGATGCCATAAGTAAGACTACTGGAAATGTGGGGTTTGAATACGAATGTGGTAACCACCCCTCGGGGTTAGCCTCAACCAAGGCTATTGAATGGATACATATATATTACCTAACAGACAAATGGGTTTATGTGCGAATAAGAACAAATAACCTCAAATCATTCATAAAGGATAATTGGAATGAACTTAAAAAGGTAAAAGGTGGAGACAGGAATAGTTCTAAACTCATACTAATAGATTCCGAAGACTTCGCTAACAACTTTCCATATAAAGAAATATCATAGCCCGAGCAATGCGTGTCCAGTGTGGCTGAGTTAAACCTTTCTGGACCAGAATTAAATACGCACAGAATGCGATTTCTAGGAACTCACTTCACTTGCATTGCGAAAGAGCTATCAAATTGGGACTATAAAAATAACAATTTATATAGTTCCTACTATAAAATACCAAAACAACATAGAGCAGTCAAGCATTCTAGATTTGTTCCCCCTTTCTCTGTAAAAATAATATGTACGACAAACCTTTTACCCCTCCTGTGATAGCGTTTGGGCTTAGTGGAATATATATTGGCTCTTGTATACCACTTATGTTCTAGGATAGATTTACCAGAGGCTATTAGTTGTAGACTTCTTGTCTAATTTTACCCTCAACAATAGCGTAGTCAAAAGTTAGTTAAAACTTTCTGTAATATCTTTCATGCTCTTGGGAGTACCCAGTTGTCAAGGTTAAGACATTGCTGGGAATTGTCTAAAAGCACGAAAGGTTTGTGACCAAAGTTTGTATTTATACAAGGTGTCAAACTCATCAAAGAAACCACCCCTATCCTAGTTGTTAATGTTCCTATAAATGCGAAAAGCACCCATTTCTGAGTGCTTCTCTTGTATTATTGTATGATGAATAACACAACAACGAATCCTGTAAAAGAATCCTTTGACTATTCAATTGTAGTATTGTTTCATCATACATACTTTAATATACACAACCTCCTGTCTAATGTCAAGTACTTATAAGATTTGAAAGGGGGACATCTATATCATTTAAGAATATCTGTGATATCCCCCTCTCTTGTCCAACTAAACTGGAATGTAAAGAAACCTTTACAATGGATTTCCATATCTGTCGGATATCTTTACACCATGCTTTTTGTGATAATTACGATGGCACTCGACACACCAACCGACTGTATTTTCCTTACTATTACTACCCTTTTTGCATTTAGGTCGCATATGGTGAATATTCATCGTTCGGTCATTACACCTCTTGCCACATACAGGACAGATATAGTCTTGGGATATCTTAATCTCTCGCTTCCAGTCATGCTTGTGAGAATCTTTCTCAATTCCTGAAAGTTTCTCCTTGATTACCAGACACTCATGCTTACGAGCCTGTTTCCTAGCCTTTCGCTTCTTTCTTCTCCATCGCTTTGCCACAACACACCTCTTTTCGGTCTAATTCTCTTCCATTCGGATAACTGGTGTTCCTTTGCCACAAAACTCGCAAAAGTAAAAAGAATATATCACACCATTCAATTCAAACATGATTCTAATCAATCTACTGCTACACTTCATGCAAATCATTTCACACTTCCTTTCGTTGGATTATTAAAGAACATAGAGGCATAAAGCACTCTCACGGAAAGGAAAGAGTTACCAGAATCCTATAAAACTGGCTTCCTCCCTATCCGTGGCAATGCTCTATTGCTCTATAAACTCTCGCAACCTCTCTAATGCTTTTTCCTCTACTATTTCTCCGAACTCCATTACTTCTTCTATCTCATCTCTTACTGTCCTTATCCTTAATTGAAACTTATTCTCCCTCAAAAACTTCTTCCACCCTGTCTTTAATTACATACTCGATTTTAGTAAGTTCCTTTTTAGTAACTTTAGAATTCTTTTTACGATATTCTATTTGTGAGAAGGTAAGGTTTGAAGGAGTGAAGAAATAGTCAATCTTAACATCTAAAGCTTTTGCTAAAGCATTAAGAATGCTACTACTAGGCACCATAACCCCTTTCTCGTACTTAGAGATTGCATTTTTAGAGACAAGGTTATCTATTTTTGCAACAAGATTATCCATGGAAAGTCCAGACATTTTTCTTGCTGCTTTTATCTTTTCACCAATGAAAACTTTGTTCATACCTGCATGGTTGACAAATTATACCTAATTATATTTAAGCAAACTACTTTTGTCAACCGCTAGAAACATACCTCCAATGCCAAGGTTCATACATAAATCCAAACTCGTTATCTTTAGGATATGATTCTTTAAAACCAAATTTCTCTGCATTTTCCAGAAGCCATTTGTATTCCTTTGTATCCTCAAAACATCTCTCATTAGCATGTCATGGTCTATTCTACTTCCCAAGTGCCAATCTCCTGTAAATCCAATTACAACTGGCTTGTCAGATTCAAACTCTATCTTGGCATAGTTGTAGTTATCTTCTGTTTCGTCTCTTTCACTCTGCCTTTTAGCAACAACTTAAAACCAATCTTCTGCCTGTCTTCCTCTTGGCATATCAAAAGATATTTTTGCCTTTGTTCCTACTGGCTCTACCTCTCGGTAGCTATCCTCTCTTCCAGAGGTATATAATCCTAGCTTTTCCATTATATTGGCAGTTTAGCGAAGACAGGACTGTCAGGATATAAATCTCGCAAATATGAGCCAATGCCTTTTAAACCTGCTGCAAAACTAGCAATTGCCACAGATACAATAAACTTCACCAGCACTTCCCTGTCTGTAAAGGTTTCTACTGTTACACTTGTTAGCATCACCCCAAAGACTGGGATAAATGAGTCTACAAATGAACGAAGCATTCCCCACAGCACCTTTTTATATTCAGGATAGTCTTCCTGATAGAGTGGATTTGTCTTTTCCATAAATATATATAAATAAAAAGTTAAATATTACTCCTCTAAAATAGATTTCAATTCTTCGTACTTTGCCAACCTTTCTTCCTTTGTCCATTTCTTAATGTCCCTGTTCTTTGGCTTTGGTATGGGCTTGGGTATCATCTTTTATCCTTTAACATTTTACCTAAAACTAAACCTAGTAGCATAATAACAAACACAAACATCAATATCTCTCTAAATATGTCCATCTTTATTCTTCCTTGTAAAGTTATTGTGTGGATTCTCACTAGCCCCCTCTGTTGTTTTCCAACCTGTATTGTCGGTAGCCATCTTATACCCCTCTCTAAAACTTTTCTCCTTTTCTGCCCAAATAAAACCAAACACTTCCTCTTTCATCTCCTCCCAGTTCTTGGTAGGAATACAATCCAGTATCCCATCTGCTACAAACTTTTCTTCAAACATCTCTTTCCAGTTATCCATTATTTTCTTGGGAATACTGAATTAAGTACATTTACTAACCAACTCCATCTGCGATAATCCTTTAACTCCCCATCTTGCTTTTCCTGAAGTAAGAGTCTTTCTTCTTCCAACATCTTGTTCTTCTCCTCTAAACTATCACACTCCTCTCTCAATTCTCGGTATTCAACTTCTTTCTGTTCTATTTCTAACTCTAATCTTTTCACTTCCTTTTCCAAAGCCCTCACATCCTCTACAAGCCCCTTGTTTTTTTCTAACTCCTCGTTATACCTTTCCTCCCAATTTGTAGGCTCTGGGGTTGGTGTGGGAATGGGAACTGGTGGTTCTGGTGTAGGTGTCGGGTTGATTTCCTCTGGTGTTGCAATTCTGAACTTACCCATATCTGCAACCCATGAACTCGCACCACCCTTAACTGGTGTTGTATCGTACCATGTATACTTATCGTTAGTTTTATTGCTTGAACCTTTACCATAGAATTGTGCATTTTGTGAGGTTCTCGGATTATCTTTGATTATCGCCATATCACCTTTTTCGTATGCACCAATATCTGCAAACCCTGTACCTGCCCCACCTCGTTTGTTTTGCTTCGCTGTGAAGATAATCACATCTCCTTTTTTGAATCCCATATTCTGATTATTATCATAACTTAAATCTCTAAATAAACTCCAATTTATGCCCCCATTCTTATTCTTACCATTAAACCATATATCTGCAATGGATTGGTATTCTGTTTTGAATATTATACTTCTATCAAAGTAATCCATAGGGTTTGGGTGTGGTGCTAATCCATTCTTATTCTTACAACCAAAATGTAGGTGAGTATCTTTTACTAATGCTATTCTTCCTAGATAATCTCCTGCTTTAACTTTCTGCCCTGCTTTAACTTGATAGTCTTTTAGGTGAACACTTAATGTTCTCCATTCTGCACCTGTTGGAATTATTGAAACATAACCACCTAATTCTGTTGTAACTAATTCTACTGAACCATCGCATACAGAATATACTGGGTCGTTTGCATACATCTTGATATCTATTGCTTGTTGTTTGGACAAATCGTTGGGTTTGTTGGCATTTTCGCCATGTGTGGTCTGGGTGATAAATATCGTATTTGAACCTGTCGGACTTGTGAACTTCTTCATCTAGTATCAACTAAAATTAGTTAGACTTCTTTTCCCAGAGTCTCCTTTCTAATTCACCCAGTAAAACTTTGTCAGACATTGCTCGGAGGATTTCTTGATTAGTCTTTTTATTCTTGCCCTCCACCATGTCTCGGAGCATATCGTTTTGGCAGACCACAGAATGAAGATTGGCTTTCAGTAGCTTGTTCCTCAGTTTTAAGGTCTCCATGCTTTCTTCCATACGAATATTGTTGCACATTTGGAAACTTATTTCAATGCCCTATAATGGGCGAAACTATGAACCAAACCCCACCCCCAACTCAACACCTCGGTAAGGGTAGTTCCACTTCTCTTTTTCCCAGTTTTCCCTTAACATTCTCTCGACTTCTTCCTTTTTCATTTCTTCTTCTCTTTTCTGTCTGGCAATGGATACCATATAGTCCAAGGTCTCCCTGTCTGGGGCTATTCCATACCTTGTTCGTACAGGCTGTTCAAAGGGTATACCCCCAAATGGGGAGTCTGCCACAGAGTTCTGTCTTTCCCTTTCCCTCCTGATTACTTCAAGTGCATTACTGAACTCATCCCACGATGGAATACCTGCCATATATCCTGATATTTTATTTGCAAAGTTTTGAAACGGATTCATACTGCTCTTAATAAAATTACTTCAAAACTAAAGATATGACACTACCCAGTACAGCTAGTAGAATAGTCCCAATCAGTCCATAAACTATTTTTTCCAGGAGTTTAAGCCTACCGCCTATTAGCTTGCTGTCTTTGTTGTAATCGTCTTTCCTGACATAACAATCTAGCTTCTTTTCAATCTTCCCAAAGCCCTCGTTTACATCATCTCTTACCTGTCTTATCTCTTGCCTGCTTTGGGCAATATCCTCTTTTATGGCTTTCATTTGCTCTTGTAGTCGTGTTATTTTAATTTGGTCTTTCATTGCCTTGATTTTTTAATTAGTATCCTGAACTGATATTCTCTATATCATTAGAATATCCACTTGAACTTCTAGTTCCCATACTCCCTGAGTATAAAGAATTGAGAAGCATTTGTAGTTTTATCTTCGCAACAGCAGGGGCATCTGTAACCTGTGGGAGGCTCTCCCTGAGGTTCTTCATTTCTGCCTCTGTCTGAGTTGCACCAATCATTTGTCTAAGTACACTTGACCTTATTCTTGAAATTAATGCTCTGTATGCAGTCCCCTCACTTGCACTTCCAAAGAACTCCCCTATCTTCCCTGTTGCTGTTGGTACTTTGCCTGCAATCCCGCTATACTGGTCCAACATACCCAGTGCCTGTTGTACATTGTTAATATTCTCCATATCTAAGTCTTTTCCACCTCCACTTGTTTGTCTTTCATCTAAGAGCATTTTTGCTAGTGTGGTTAATTGACTTGCATTTGCACCTGGCATCATTTGTTGTGCTTCTGCAAAGGCATCATACACTGAGTATTGTGGTTGCTGTGCTCCTACTGCACCATACAAACTACTCATTCCTGTTCCTGTGTCTCCTGCTGTTTCTTCCCTTTGGAATCCTTTACCTAATTGACTTCCTATATTTACCATTGCTGCGATTGGTGCACCACCCTGTATAAAGCCTGTGTTCCCTAGGCTACCCAGTGCACTCATAGCACCACTTGGAATGTTTCCAGCCCCAGCCCTGAGTACATTCGCACCCCTTGTAACTGCATCCATTATTGGTCGTACAGTCTCACCTGTAAGTGGTACTTCCATACCCGCAACCCTCATACCTCTTCCAGATTGGCTTGCAAGCCTTTCCATTGGTTTTGTGGCATCTGAGAGTAGGTTGTAAATCTCTTTGGGGTAGTCCAAGGCTGGTGCTATTGTACTGAGGTCTCCTCTTATAGAGTTTCTTATCTTCCTAAGATAGTTTATTTGTTGTGTTCCACCTGTTTCGAGTTTTGAAAAACCTTGTGCTAAGTCGTCTAATTGCTGTACTGCCTTGTTCAATTGTGATACTGACATTGTTCCGTTTGTGGAATTGTTTTGAAGTACATACTGCACCCTTTCGTTAATAGGTTGTATCCATTCATAACCACCTTTCCCCTGCATGAGCATTTCATTCATTCTCTTAATCCCAGTGTCTTTTGTAAGTCCCTCCATTAAATTGTTCACTGATATCTCCCCTGGGAGTGCCTGTGCTACACCATCGGAATAATCTGCCACCAATGACTTTAACTGTTCTGTGGTGTCCAATCTCTGATTTGGGGTTGTTGTCTTAAACTTAATCTGTTCTCCCTCTGGTGATAACCATGAGTTATCCCCCCTTGTCAAATCTTCAAATACTTCGTTTATTCTGTCTGCATTTTCCTTTCCACCGACTGAACTAATGGTCCCTGGTTCCTGACCAAGTAATTCTTTTGTAGTATAACTTGGCTTGGTTTTACCTTTCTTGATTTTACCTGCCTGTTTCATTTTTCCTAATTCTCCAAGTCCCTGGAATGCTGCACCTAATGCTGCACCTGTTGCTGCACCTTTAAGTGTAGACTCCAATTCTTTCCCCTCTTCACTATAACCAAAACTACCTACTCCTGATGCCAGTGCACCCTTTCCTGCTGCTGATAACATTCTTGCACCAGCTGTTTCCCCTACTCCTGCACCACCACCTAAACCATAAGACAGTATTCCTGCCCCTGATTTAAGCCCTGCCTGTACAGGGTCTTCTTTTATATACTTTCTTTCATCCTCTGATAATAGCAATCCCCCCAAGTCTCTGAAAACATCATCACCCAATTCACCTGAATCTCCCTTTGCCATCTTTACAAGGTCGCTGATTGTACCACCAAATTCACCTGCAATACCTAGTCCATGCCTAAAAGGTTTGGATATTCCCATAATTAAGCTCATAAAAGGTGAAAGGTTACTTACCTGCCCAGACTGTTGAGTAGGGGCATTGTACACCTGCCCTGAATTAAGGTCTGTGAACATTTTATTGGGATTTTGTGCCAACCATTGTCTTGCTTCTTCTCCCCTTAGTATTGCCATGTTGTCTTAATAATAAATTATCTTATGTTGTACAGTTTCTCTATAAAGCTCATGTTGGGATTCCTCCAGTTCCCAGCCAAATTGCCTGCGGCACCACCCAATGTTTTAGTAATTGTTGCTAATGGGCTTAAGTACATAGAAGCTGCTACATTACCCAGGGTTGGAGTGGTTGTTGAATAATCATAACCTGTGAGTGGGCTGTCCTTACTAAGTGTATTCATTACCTTTTGAGCCCAACTTGTTTTTGCTGGCTCTGCACTCCCACCACCTGTAGGTCCTGTTGGACCCTCTGCTCCTGTATCAATGACAAGCTCATTCCCTGCTCCTGTTCCTGCCCCTCCACCATAACCATAGATACCACCACTACCACTTGCCTTTTGTCTTTGTAGTGCCATTTCTGCTTCCCATCTTCTTCGTTCTTCTTCTGCTTGCTTCTCTTGCCATGCCCTCTGCCATGCATTCTGTTGTGCACTATACCCTGCCTGCCATTGTCCATAGGTCTGTGCTATCAAATCTTCCACCCTGGCTTTTCTTGCATCTAACACATCCCTTGCAGTCATTCCCATTGTTGCTTGCCTTGAAACATCTCCCATTGCACTTGCTAATCTTGTCGTGGGGCTTAAATCACTTGCACCAGTACCCATACCATACCCACTAAACGAATTAAAGAATGCTGGTAATTGACTCTGCTCATAATTCCTCACTGATTCCAATTCAGGTCTATAAGAATCCACTGCACCAAGAATAGAGTCTCTAATAAACTTCTCTACCCCAGGAGCATCGGCTTCGTATGCTCTTAGTGTCTGTGTTATTTGGTCATAATTATCCATATTCTTAAATTCTTAATTAAATGTTTAAGTTATTGTACCATATAATTTATTCCAGTCCACTGGGGCACTATACCCTGAACTAAAATACTGAGATAAATTATGTGGATTATATACTGATTGGTCTAATCCTTTCTGAACTTGGAAGTTCATTCCAGGATAATTTGGGTCTACATACTTTTGTAGTTGATACGACGGGTCGGTTTCATAGGATTTCTTCTGAGACGCTAACCAATCTGTGTATCGGTCCATTGCTGTCTGGTAGTATGGTTCTGCCATCTCCTTTTGCATTCTATCTATATCTTTCAATAACTGACTTCTCATATACTCCTCATACCCACTTGCCCTCGCTGTAGAACCTGTGCCTATTCTCCCTAAGTCATAGTTCCTCATCATATCGCTGGCACTCCTGAGAGCCTCTGGGGCTGTCTGTTCTGCTGCGAACTGCCTAAATGCTGAGTAAGGTACCAACCCTGTAAAATTGGCATCTGTTCCATAATCCTTTTCAAAACTTCTCCCTGGGGAAAGCCCCTTTGTAGCACCTTGTGTTAATCCTGTCGCTGTAGAATAGCTTCCACTCGAACCACCAGCACTCCCCGATGTTCCTGGAGCCTGATAACCTGACATTAAATGAGTTACTGGGGACAAGTCTAACTGTTCGCCTGGGCGAATTAAACTGGGACTCCCTGACTTGGTCTTAATCAACGCCCAAGTAGATGGACTGGCATAACTAGATACTCCATAATTCTTTAATATTTGGCTTAAACTTTCTCCACCTTTAACAGTGTGTATCATCTGTCGTATCTATAAAAATTAACTACATCTCGCTTTGGCATTTTAACCCTTTTAGTTCTTTCCGAACTGAGGCTCTGTTCCTGTGCCATAAATCCTAACATAGCCCTGTCAAACCATGCTGTCAAGTCTTCTGCCTTTGCAAACTCTCCCATTTTCATAAACCCCTTAACCGCTGCACCCATGGAAATATATTTATGCAATTCCTCTGGGAGCTTTTCTGGTATATCTGTATCCTCCTCCATTCTTGCTGGTCTCTCTATATACATGACCTTAAGTCCTTTTGTAATGCTTTCTTCTGGTATACAAGCCTCTGGAAACTCTACTCCTAACTCGTAATGTCCTGAAGAAGTGTTGTATATCTGTTTCTCAAAATATATAGGAGAGGTTTTAGTCGCTTTTTCATACCCTGTATCATAGTAATCAGCCTTATTCATCTTCTCCACTCTCCTGTAGTCAGTGTCGTTGTTAGAATATTTAAGACCCACCCATGCTATTGCAAGTAGGTCAATGGCATCACCACCAAAGGTATAAATAGACTGGTCCGTAACTGTGTTGGCATAAGCAGTTGTGGTAAACCTGTCCCTATTGGCTGTTGCATACCATTTGTATACTTCCTGGTAGTAGTCATTTAGCCACTTCTCTGCCTCAGTGTCAGTTACAAAAGAGGTTACAAACTCACCAGAATTGTCAACCTGGTTTATGAGTGAGCCAAAGTCGTTTTTTAATTCCTCCCGTGTCATACTTGATTTTTCTAGCTTATATTATATAGCATATAGCCCATAGGCTAGTTTGTCAACAGGTCAAAATCACTACCAATCTCGTTGTAAAAAAGTGTGTAGTGCAAACTAAGGGTCAATGCTGGGTGTGTCCTAGGGCCTGTTTCCGAACCAAATGCGTCTGGCCCATTGGACGCACGAATACTCCTTATATAGAGGTTGTTGCTATCCACATAGACATCTACTGTTGAGAAGTCATAACCAAATCCTGGCACTGCCAAGGTGATATTCCCATGGGTGTTTCCCCAAGTGCTAAGGTTCATGTTCACAGTGGCAGGGGGAAAATACATAGGAGGGTACCCCAGTCCATGGTTAAAGGTGGCAGTCCTCACAACACAGTCTCCCATGTAGGGTATGGTCTCCTCTGGTAGCGAAAGAGTCAATTCTCCTGTTTTGAATATTTTAAGTGTATCGAATCTACCATCCAGGTTTTGCCTGTAAGCCTCCAAAGCCTTTACATCCCTACCCTCTGGGGCTACTTTCAACACTGGGTTGCCCCCTACGGTAATGTCCTTGTCTGTTTCCCCCAGTGGCTCAGCAAACAAAGCCGTGGAAATGGAAGTGTCTTTCCCGTATATAGGAGTACCACCATCATAGCCAATGATATGCTCTAGGTTTCTAATCTCAATCTCGTTATCCCTCACTGTCGCCCCAGCATAAAGGGAACCTGACGATGTGGAACTTAGGCAGGTATATTCATTCCCTGTGAACAGCGAGCTCAATATAGGACCAGATACATGAACATAAGGCTCCCAGAAACTTGCTGGCTCGGCACCCCCCAGTGAGTAGTAGCTGTCCTTGTTAAGCCTCCTAAAACACCATGCCCCATGAGGATAGCCCAAGGGGTTGGGAATAATAGTGTCATCCTCAACCGTAACCTGTTTGTATATTTTTGGCAGTGCATACTTTGTGTTCAGTGCAAAGTCCTTGGGGCTTAATCCTATGACTGACCTTCCTGGTTTTGCTATTTTTATTACTGGTCTACTCATACCATGCGTTATACTGAGGGTCTATAAATATATCTGCTACAATCTTGGTGTTCTTAGGGGCTACAAAGACAATAGTGTTCTCATCCTTACTGTACCACTGTACTGTCCCCACATCCCATGCCCAGGTTCCCCAGTCTGGGTCAAAATACATTTCTCCTGAGTAAGTAAAAGGTATTTGCTTCCAGCCAGTCATTCCTGATTCTTGCAATGTTGATAAGTCTACATAGGCAAGCACAATAGGCTCTGAGCCTAAGTTGTGGGTGTACTCTTTCTTGTAAAGGGTCATAGGGTTGGATTGATACCATGCCATTATTCTATTGGGTCGTCTGTTATTACAGTAACCCTTTTAAGTAATTTTAATTGGTTCCCAGCAGTATAGACTGTCAGGCTTTTAGGGTGTACATACCTCACATCAAAACCCTTTTTAGCCACTTTTATTACACCCCTTTTCATTCTTCCATTCCGATAAATATAGATACATTACCTACACTGTCTCTGATTAGAATATTGCCTGTATAATTTCCTGTGAGCAGGGTAGGACTCGCCAAATAAGAGAGTGTACTTAATCCCCCCTCGTTTTTTGTCAATTCAAAACTCTTGGGCACTTGTGGTTCTTCTATTCTTTCCACTGTTGTTTCTATCAGTTTTCCTCTTGCATCATAAATTCCACTTTGCATTATGTTGTGTAATTCATATTAGGTAATTTGTACATAAACTCTTGGCTAAAACCAAGCAGGGTTACATTCACCCCCTCATCATTATTCTTAAACTCATACGAAGCAGTCCTTGCTCTAAGCCCATTCAATGACACTCTCTCAAACTGGTATTCCTTTGTAGTCTCCCCTGTTAAAGGTAGTCTTCTACTACTGGCATTGTCTAAATAGGTCTCGTAATCATTACTCCCATTTATTGCCACTGACACTGTTAAATACTTGTCTGTTTCTGCTTCTGGTCTATAACTTACAAACATATCATTGAGTGCTTTTTCTGCCTCAGGGTTTTCAAAATCAAAGTATTTAGTCCTTATAATAGACTCAATAGCACTTCCTGAGTGTGTATAACTGTAATCCCTAATAAGTGTTTGCCCACTACTGTTATTCGCCATAATAAGTCTCTTATTCCCATTACTGTCCACAACGGTCGCCCATTGTCGTACAGGGTGGTTGTCGTAAAAGCTCCAAGAGTCTCTATAAGTGTCGTACACTACCACTACATCTTTTAACACTTTACTGTCCCCTGGTAGGGTCGAGGTTAAGTCTCCTACCCATAAATAATACTTTCCGTCCAGTACACCTGCACTCATGTTAGTCCAATTACTTCCACTAATAAGCCTCCATACAGAATTAACAGCCCAGTTGGTTATTGGTAGTGAAATCAATACTGGCATACTATTCCCTGTAAACCTGTACACTCCGTCCCTGCCTGTCCAGTACAGGGTTCCATCTATTTCCTTTATTGTGTCATGGGCAATACAGCCTGTTTCAGCAACTACTTTCGGTGAAGCCTGTACCTCTGGATTGTAAGTCCACATAGCCTCTTGCGTGAATATAAGCAACACCCCTTGATAGCCTACCATACCTGTTATCTCTCCATTGACTGTAAACCTCTGTGAGGTTGTTGCATAAGTGTCATAATTCTCAAAAGTAGGATTGTAAAACCTGTGTGTACCCTGTCCCGAAGACACTACTGTACTTGCATCATGAACAGTGGTTATGTTTCCCACATACAACTGAGGTCCTAATACTGCCAAATACTTCCCCCTCACATCTGCATCCCCATTATCAGTAGAAATATTTTTTATGTCTGTACCATCATAATACTGCACATTATCAGACTCGGTAGTAAAGTACATTCTGTCTAAGTAATTAACAGCACTTACCCTCTTTCCACTGCTGGTTGCACTAGCCTGTATTTGAGTCCATTCACTGCCTCCTACTTCTGCTTTATAAATGTTTCCTCCTGCAATTTTAATCGGAGTGTGTACACCTGACCAGTTCATATAATCAAACACCAAATCATCACTATCCACCCCAATAGTAGGTGTTCTGAGGTTTGAATACCCTCCGTCTTTACTTAGTGAACCCTGTTCGTCATGATTAACATTCTTTAAGTAGGTGAATTGAGCATCACTCATAAGAAATGGGTTTGTACTTGTTTCCATCCCCCCACTTAAATCGTATCTTCTCATTGTATACCAGTTTTCTTCTTTTCTTGTTTCCTTACTCATTAGTTGTGTCATCACTAAAATTAGTTGCACTCTCTACCTCTAGTTTACTAAAGTTGTCAGAATTTGCAACACTCTCAAGGCTTGTTAGCATCCCCCTGTAATAACCGAGGTTACTTTCTTTGGTCTGAGAAAGAATTAAGGTGTTGTCCTGTGCCAAGATTGGCTCACTAAAAGAAGTCAACCTATCCTTAAATAGCACTGCTGTTGTTGCAAGTTTGTCGACAAAAGACCCTAAACCCTCATAATCAAAGACATCATTAAAAGGCAACGAAGCAAGGGTAAATACATTTATATTAGTGTCCCCGTACCCCTCTTTTATACTTATTCTCTTGTCTTTGTATTTAGCCATTTGTATTCTACTAAATTAGTGTAGGCTGAAACTCTAACTCTGTTAATGTCTTTTCTTCTCGTGCCATCAGTTTTCTCTTTTCCAAAAATAAACTACGATGTAAGGTTGTAGGTTGTTGTGAGAACCATCTCCCCCTGTTGAAGTAGTTTCCGAGTAAGCATTTGATGGGTCGTGTCCAATCGCCTTTCCAACTGAGTAAGGTGAACCAGTTGCGTCTGTATTTCCTCCTCTATATCCAAATTTGTGTTTATGTGCTGGCATTTCTCCTATTGTTAGAGTATGTGCCTTCTCTCCACCTGTTTCTCCCAAAGTGTCAAAAGAAGTATCTCCTGCATCCAGTCCTACCAGCACCCTACCTTGTCCATACTCACTCCAAGTTCCAAACCCAAACAATGTATTAGGATTGGTTGATACTGTTGAAGTGTAAATGCACCCTACTGGATACACCTTTTTAAGTACCTCTACAACATTAGTTGTTGCACTTACACTCCCTCCTGTAATATCTACATCGGTTACACTCCCTCCTGTAATATCTACATCGGTTACCACTGGGGAGGTCAATGTCTTGTTGGTTAGGGTTTCTTCTCCCACAAGGGTAACATATTCTTTTAACAAGTTTCCTTTCGTGAAATGTTTGTTGGTGCCCCCTGCACTTGCACTTGTGTCACTTATGTCCACACCAAGAAGTTTGTCCCCACTTTCTACTGTAGTTATTTCGTTAAACTCTACAATTGTTTTTCCGTCCATAAATAAATTGCTTACAAGTTATATTTCTATTGTATCATATTTCTGTACGACTCTTTTACTTCTAGCCATGTTATTGATACTAAACTAAAGTCCTCTTAATATATAATTATACCATCTCAACTTCTTCTAAAGGGAGGCAGGGGATACTTAGCACCTATTACTGGAGTAGTGGACAGAAGCACATGGTTCTCTGCTCTAATATAGTTTGTGTATAGTGTTTTTCCAGAAACAGTTAATGCTCTCCACGCAGTTTGTGAGGTAGAATTGGGTGTGTATCCATACAAGTAACCTAATCGCCCTGATGGTACATTCCAATCTACATTATGACTACCAAACCACCCTGTGCTATCGGGAAGTATTAGGGAGGTTAAACTACTACAACCATAAGCGTAGAAATACATAAAATTAACTCCTACACTTGGTAACCCTGAAGTGTCTGGTACTGACAAACTTGTCAACTTACTACAACCTTGAGCGTAGGAACGCATAAAAGAAGTACCTACACTTGTAATACCTGAAGTGTCTGGTACTGACAAACTAGTTAAACTACTACAACTATCAGCATAGAAACCCATAAAAAAATCCCCTACACTAGCTAATCCTGAAGTGTCTGGTGCCGACAAACTTGTTAAACTACTACAACCACCAGCATAGTAACCCATAAAATCATCCCCTACGCTAGTTAATTCTGAAGTGTCTGGTACTGACAGACTTGTTAAATTACTACAATCATAAGCGTAGGAATACATAAAATAATCTCCTACGCTAGTTAATTCTGAAGTGTCTGGTACTGATAAACTAGTTAAATTAGTACAACCGTAAGCGTAGTAATTCATAAAATAATCTCCTACGCTAGTTAATCCTGAAGTGTCAGGCACTCCTAAGGAGGTTAGGTTGGTACAACTCATAGCGTAGCAACTCATAAAATCATCCCCTACACTTGTTAACCCTGAAGTGTCTGGTACTGACAAACTTGTTAAACCACTACAACCATAAGCATAGGAAGACATAAAATAAGTACCTACACTTGTAAGCCCTGAAGTGTCTGGTACTGACAAACTTGTCAAATTAGTGCAACTATCAGCGTAGGAATACATAAAAAAATCCCCCACCGTTGATATAGGGGTTGCAGTAGTGTCCCACGCAACGGTAACACTTGCTTTTATGTTAGGAAGTATAGCAGTACTACCAGAAGACATCCCCGACAAGGGAGTTCTAAATTGATAGGTGTTCCCAGCAGTTAGAGTGCAGTTGGTAGATAGCCAAGTACCTGAAGTACCCTCTCTCCAAGTTGTTGATTTAACCATTGTCTTTACGACTTGGGAAGCATCACTTGCTACTGTAATTGTTGCTATTACTGCATTATATGCTTGTGCCATTTTATTTAAAAAACCAATAAATTAAAATAACCATTATTTCCCATCTCAACATATACTCTATCAAAAGAGTTGTTATTACTCCTCCTAAAAATACAAGTATCAATTTTAGTTTAGTGTTCATAATGTTAAAGGTAGGCACAGGTTGCTCGGATGATACATTTTGCAGAATTCCCCAAAATACCAATAGAAGTTCCACTAGATTTGCCAATAAGATTATATGTTGTCTTGGAACTCAAGTTCAAACTTGCACTTTTTGTATGCCAACCTCCACTAATAGACGTCATTCCAATAGAAGCACAAGTAAAGTCCGTATTTGTTTCCGAATTAGTTGTTGTAGAAAGAGTTGAGTATATATTTATATCCCCAGAAGCTTTTTCTGCATATATTAATGCCCAGTAAGACACATTCCAAACCCCAATAGGAATAGTAAGAGAAATAACCTTTCCTATAGACTGCCAACTAGTCGGATTGGTAAGAGAATAATTTTGTGTAGTATGTGTTTTTGTCAGACTCCACTTATCAGGACTCATAGGAAACCCTTGTGGGGCTTTTTGAGTTGAATAATAGTTACTACTTATTGCTGCATTTGCTAAGTCATAATCTGTACCACCATATACTGTTATTGTTGTATTAGGACTTGAGTATGCTACCTTAGTAATAATAAAGTATTTAACAGTAGTCTGGGTTAGTTTAATCTTCATACCAGCACTATACTTCCCTGTTTTATCTCCTGATATTGTAAAGGTATAAGTAGGGTCGTCTGCACTGGCATAAGTCCAAGTTTC